AGCTGCTCCGCTATCAAATACCGCGCTGGCGTCACCTATCACGGTGCTACGCTTTCCTATGACGGCAAGGCGATAGTTCTCGGCGTTGACGGCGATAGGCTCGAAAACGACATTCGCGGATACTCAAAATGACACGCGAGGAAATCCAAGACATTCAGCGAAAGATTGACGCCGAGCCGGACGGCTTTTGGGGGCCAAAGTCTATCGCGGCGTGTCAGTCTTATTTGCGCTCGCTCATGCCCGTGCCGAACCCTTGGCCGGAAAGCGACCAGCGCAGTTTGACGGCTTTCTTTGGCGAGGCTGGCGACGAATCGCAGCTTGTCAGCTTGCCTGCGCCGGAATGGATGACTTACGAGGGCGTGAAGGTGAAAACCATTCGCTGCAATCGGCGCGTCGCTGAGTCTTTGGAGCGCGTTCTTATTAAGGTTTCAGAGATTGAAGGGTTCCAGCCGATTGTCTATGACGGATGCTACAATAACCGCCCCATGCGCGGCGGGAGTCTCCCGTCGCTACACGCGAGGGGCGCGGCGATTGACCTATGCGCTGACACAAACGGCAATCTTACATCTTGGCCAGTTTCGGCAAGGATGCCCTTTGCGGTCATGGAGTGTTTCGCACGTGAAGGATGGCTATCAGCGGGCGCGTTTTGGGGGCGCGATGCAATGCACTTTCAAAGCACGCGGTAAAGCTCAGGATAGTGCTTCCGCGCCCACTCGCGCGCCTCATTCTCGGCAAACTCGACAACCGCCTTAGACGGCAGCGCGCCTAGCGTCATAATGCCGATGCGCTCGTCAACTCGATAGGCGATTTCACGGCGGAGTTGTTCGGGCGTTTCTATCATTTCGTAAGTTCGTTTGCGATTTTTAGCGCGGACAATAGGCGATTGCCGTCCTCTACGGTTATCGGCTGAACAAGCCCGCATCGGCTATCGGTAGCCCGCGATTGATCTGCTGCATACGCTTCCGCTGCCGCCTCAAGTTCGATTAGCGCGTGTTTCAGCGCATCCCGCTCGGCCTTATCTTCTTCCCTAACTATGCTTCCATCTCGCCACATCTCCAGCTCTGCGGTGACTGCGGCGAGCGAGCGTTCGAGGGTGCGGGCGAAGTCGAGATAACGCTGCGCGATTAACCGCTGTGATTCTGGCTCACCTAATGGCCATTGTGAAACCGCGTCAGTGAGCGGAGTTGGTCGTTCGTTTGGTATCATAGTATTTGTTTAGTGATGTATTCCTTGAGAGTTTCCCCTTCTTCACGGTCTATTGCCCAAGCTATTGTCAGGATTGCCCACGCGATAAAGCATATCGGGATGGTGATTAGTTTGATGATGTTCATACAATGTTTTGTTTTGAATTGTTCAACTCGGCTAGCTCTTCGGCTTTGACGAGTTCAGCGAAGCGATTAACGGCGCGCTCGTGGTCGTCAATCTCGCTCTTCCCGTCATCACCTTCGGGCAAGTCTCTTTCGATTGCGGCGGCAAGCTCCCTCTCCGCATCAGCAAGCGCACGCCTCGCGGCTTGTAGCTTCGTCGGTTTCGTTGGTTCGATGTTGAATAGTGTGTCTGTTGTCATGGTGTTTTTGGTTTGTTTTTTCTCTAAAATCTGTTCGCACTTCGCGCAACTCGTTTCTTCCTTTTCGACAAGCTCGCGCCCACAATTCTCGCAGCACGCGGCGGCGATTGTCTCGGCAAGGTTGGCGTCAAGTGCGCGGTCGGCGTGGTATTCGTATCGGCGTTGTGGCGTGCTCATATTTCGTTGATTAGGTTGCAGATTTCTTTGAGTGCTTGGCTAGGAACGCTTCGATTGTAGAAGCCGGATCGGTATCGAGAAGCGCACACGCCTTGCACACTGCGCGATGCTTTTGCAGTAGCGTATCGCGCTCGGCGGTAAGTGCGGCAATCTCTGCGCGCAGGCTTTCTATGGTTTCGTCTGGCATAGATTTGGGCTTAGAGGTGGGCGCGATACAAGGGCGCGCATCATGGCGATGAATCGGGTTTCGGTAGCTGCTTCGCGTTTGGCCGGATCGGGTTCCGGCGGGATACTGGCGGCTGCTAATAGTAATCGTGTTTTTGCATCCATGTGATTAGGCTTCTAGTTCAAATCGAGTGAGTAATCCGTTAAACTTCAACTTGAGATCAACGTGACGCGCCCCTTCGCGTTGTTTCCAAATTTCAATTCTCCCGGGCTTCACGTCCTCGCTCTCGGCATCGGCGTGGATTTTGATAAGCGATGAAGCGTCCATTTCAGCGTCTTGCGCCTCCCTTGTTGAGCCGTCGCGTGATTGCTGGCTTGGCACGATCACGACGCAATTCATTTCGTTCGCCGTCATTTTTAGTCGTTGCGTAATTTCTGCAATTTGAAGTTGCCTCCGCTCGAATCGTCCTTGGCATCGAATGAGTTGCAGGTAGTCAATGCAGATGAAATCGAAGGGGCGAACGCCATGCTCTGCGCGAATGTCGGCAATGATGGCTTCCAGCGAATAGAGATCGTCCCTCATGTGGATCGGTGCTTTGATCAAATCAGCGCAAGCGTCCACAAGGCTTTTGGCAGCGGCATCGGCGTAGCTCTGCGCTTCGGGATGTTTGGCGTTGTTTAGCAGCGTGCGGACATACTTCGGATTGTTCCCGCTCCGCACGGCGATAGCGCGCTTTAGCGTCTGTTTCTGGCGCATTTCGAGCGGATAGAAAGCCACTCGACTGCCGTTTTCCACCGCCGCCGTGATTAGGATTTGGTTTGCCAGTGCCGATTTTCCGCAACTGGTAGGCGCGGAAATGATGAGCAAATCGCCCCGGTAGAGGTCGAGCACGCCGTCCACTCCGATTACGCCCGTCTTGACAATCTCGCCGTCCGCCTCGCCGCTGCCAAGCTCCTTCACGATTTCGAGGATCGTTTCCTTCACCGTTTGGCGTTTTGACTTCTTTACCAATAGGCCAGTGAGTGCGCTGTGCGCCTCATGCGCGAGGTTTTCCGCCGTTTCAGTGTCTGTGTATGCTCTGGCGGCAAAATGAGTGCCAACGCGGATAATCTGACGCATCAGATGCTTTTCGCGCAAAATGTCTAGGTAGTATTGCACATTCGCCGCCGTTGGCAAAAACGTTGCAATCTCGGTGATGAATGGCGCGCCTCCTACGCTTTCCAGTTTTCCGGCATCGCGCAGTGCGCCAGTGACCGTGATGAAGTCGAATGGCTTTGAATCTTGCGCGAGTGAAGCCAAAACGCCGTATGTGGTTGCATGGGCTGGAATATGGAAAAAGTCAGCGGAAATTCCTTGTTCGCTGCACATGGCATACACTTCCACGGGTGAAAGCATTAGCGACGACAGAATGGCCTTTTCTGTCTCCGCGCATTGTGGCAAAAGCCTTTGAATGTCAGGAAGGAATGAGTCTAAGGTTTGCATTTGATGTAGTCTTTGCCGGGGTTTGCTGCGCGCCATTTGTCAGGATGCACGCCGTCTGCGAACATTTCCTCGTTTTCGCGCAGCAGCTTGTCCATCGGGGTTTCTTTGATGCCGACTGAGCGAGGCTTTGGCGCGGGCTGATTATTTTGAGGGCCGGAACGATACCAGATTAGAACTTGTTGAGCGAACGGCTCCCATTTGTGATTCCATCCCTTCTCGCATTTCCAATGATACTTTAATTCGGCGAATTGGTCAGGAACTCCAAGCGATCTTGTCTTTTTCAAAAAGTCAGCGAGAGAGGGCGCAGATTCGACGATGCTGCTTTGGGATGGTTCTCTTACTCCCTCTTCTTTTGCTTCTCCTTCTGCTTTTTCCTCTCCCTCTCCCTGTGTGACATTTTTGAACGGAGTTGAACAATGTTGAACAGACTTGAACGGAGTTGAACTTGTTTTCTTCTTATCAGAGGCTTTTCCCCTTTCTGCCTTTCGATAGTCGCGGAAATAAGACCGCCTCGCCTCTTCGTCTTGCGTCTTTCGGTAGTGCTCGTAGTTCACGATCTGCCAGCCCCAGTCGCGGTGCGAGTCAATCAAAACGATGCGCCGTCCATCCTCTTTAGCAGATCGTGAAAGCGGGTCAGGGCTTGCCAGCTTTTCAAGTGCCGCCTTCACGCTTTCAAGCGGGACATTGATTCGCCTGCTAATCGCGTGCATTGTCATGTCCACAACTCCCGTGGCGTCTGCCAATACAAGCAAGTCCATGAAGATGTGCCTAACTTCGTGACTTTCGGCTATGGAGGAATCGAAGATTTGAGAGAAAACTTTGGCGAACATAAGGCGTCTAGTATAGGATATTCTGCGCGTGTTCAAGTTATTTGTTGAACAAAGTTGAACATTTGTTTTAAGCATATTGGTTTCAAGTGTTTATGATTGCTAGGTTTTAGCTAGGCGTCACTTCCGCGCTGGTATCAGCGGCAAAGATTCGTCCGACAAGGCTTGTTTCCACCGCTCGACTTCCTTCGCGGCAATCGTGATTTCGTGGAGTTGCGCCGTGCCAGCGTTAAGGCGGGCAAGCCTTGTCATTGCGAGGCCAAGCATCATCTTGGCGTGGCTTTCGCGTTTAGTTCGTGTTTTCATGTTTTGCAAGTTCGTCAAGTTGTTCAAGTCTTTCGAGTTGTTCGGGCGTCATGGGTTCCGTGCAATTCCACAGGTTAATCAGGTGCGCGTGTTCGGCTTTTTCTTCGGGTGTCATACGCCGCAAAGTCCTTCGCAATCGTTGCCGAACATTTCAAGTTGCTGTTTGGCTTTGGCATTGTGGAAATCAACATCACCCAAGGGGATGCAGGATGAGTGTAAAAACGGGACGCCTCTCAATGTATCTTGAGACTTCTGCGCTAAGTGCATTTTTTTCTCAAACGCAACGGCTCGCGCAAACTCAGTCGGTTCACTGTCCTTAAGCCGCCGCCACTCGGCATCTCCGTGAAACGGACAAAACACGCACGCGCTTCTGGGCGGCTCTGGATAGCCATTTACTTTCATCCATTCGCCGCACTTTCGGCGCGAAATTCCAGCGTCAATTAACGGCCATACATTTTCAATGTAATCAACACGGCTTGGCTTCATGCGGTGGCACTCGTCCGTTGATATTCCAATCCACATTTTAGCATAAACAATCCCTTTTCCGGCCCGCTTAATTCCGACAATCTCGCGCACCTTTTTCTGAATAGGAACTATCTTATAGTCAGCCGTGCATTTTCTACCAAGCAATCCTTTCGTTCCTTCTGGATTAAGAACAAACGCCGGAATTGAGCCTTTCATGTATCGCTTGCCGCTTTTTCCGCTAACACGAACACGGGTTTCATCTTCTTCTAGTGAGCCAGAACTAACGCGATGAATCGGGAATGGAAAAGGAAGCGATTGCACTTCCTTTTCTAGCCAGTCCAGCCATTTCATTACGGACTCAGGCTCGGCTTTTGTATCGGCAAATATAGCATGGGAAACGCGAATTACTTGCCCCTCACCGTCTTTAAAGTCGCCCCTTGCAGCCATGAGCATCATAACGGAACTTTGCCAGCCAGCACCGCAACTGATGATGTGTATTGGTTCAGTCATATTGTCTCGCGTCTTGGCGTTTTGGTTTTCATTGGTTTGCGTATATTCCGAAAAATCTAGCGGATGCTTTTTTATAGGCATCTGATGCTTCTGAGACGGTTTTGAAATACCCAAGCGCAATTACTTTTCCATTTGCTTTTATCTGCGATTGATATTTTTTCTTCCTTGAATGAAACGAAACGCCCTTTACGCCTAGCTTATTGTTTTTCTGCGCGCCTCTATTCATTTGATTTTGCTGGTTCGTTACAATGCGCAGATTTCTTCTGCGATTATCAAGCCCGTCTCCATTTATATGATCTGCATGAAATCCCGGCAGCGGAAAAAGTATCTCCCTGTGCATTGATTTAGTGCTTCCGTTTATCGTGCCTCGACGTGCGTAAAAAATGTTTCCATCCTTTATCGCGCTCCACTTAAACTGATTTAGATGCTCAAAATCTTCATCATCTACTATTGCGACTTTTCCTAGCGTGAGCGGTATGGTTTTCATTTTTGAAAGAGGTCGCGCCATCCTCCGCTTTGTGCGGATTTTGCAATCATGCTTACTTTATCCCACCCGTTTTTATTTTGTCTCGCGTTGGCGAAACACCCAGAACGGGAAGAACACGATTGGCTCATTTGAGCAGCGCGGTTAAATTTGTTATGTGATTTACAGGCGACGCCGCGCGTTATCCCCGCACTGGAAACAGTTGCGGCACGCGGCGTCATTTGTATTAGTTTTTTCATCGGGATAAACGAAGAACCGCGATTGCGGATGTGAAAAATCTAGCGCGAATCCTTTTTATTGCAAGATAAATCAGCAGACTCGGCAGGACTAGGTTTAGTCAGGGACGTTAAATTATGGGTAGGTTATCGTGATTTGCGTGTGCTCTTCCTCGCCTTTCGCGGCTTTGCGCTGGCTCGTTTCGACTTTGCACAGTTCTGGCGAGTCGTCTGGTATGAGGCCAGCGTATCGGCAGCAATCGAGAACATATTTTTCGCACAGCCCGTCCTCGTCTGCCAGTCTTTTGCGGACGCTTTCAACGCGGACAAGAAAACGTTCATCTGTTCGTCTTTGAACTTCTTTCGCTTCCAATGGTGCATGGCTAGGATTGCGTTCCACAGCGGCAAGCGGCAAGGTATCCTCAGCGTGAGGCTTCCCGTAGTCTTGTGCGTTTGCGGCGATAATGGATTTGCTGGCATTTGGAAAAAGGCGGCGAATTGTGTGCGGGTTCATACTGCGCGCCACACGGTTGCTTTCTTGCCGCTGGCGTTCGTCCGCGTCTCTCCCGTGTCGGCAATCTTGCCAAGCGCCAGCAATTCAGTCAGTCGAGGGCGGATTGACAAAAGCGACTTGCCAACTTCCGCAGCGCACTCATCAGCAGTCAGGTCTTGATGAAAGAGAACGTCTAGCACTTTTTGCCGCAGCGTCGGTGCTTTCTCGCGCATTGAATCAGCCGCCGCCTTGGATGTGCCGGGGCGCTTGTAGCCGGGGGCGCTAGGGTATCGCGCAAAGTCTAGTTCGGGATGGTTCATTTGGTTTTCTTGTTCTTCGGTTGTTGAATCGTGCTAAAATCTACTTTCGCCATTCCGCGCCGTCTCAGGAAGTGGTCACAAGCGATATTTACAGAAGCCGATCCGCCTCCTCGTTCTTC